TACTCTCATAACAGGGGTATTCTTCCAGATAGGTTGTGGGGAACATAGACGTTCGCCATATTTAGCACATACACACCAAGAGTTTATGCGCTTAGCACTAAGATTATTGGTATGTCTTTTTATAAGTACTACTCGAATACTTTGAACATTTAGAAACGGGTCTTTGTAGGGCACTGTTCACCTCCTTAGGATTTAGAACGCTTGATCTCATTAGGACTTGTTAGTGTTCGAGAGAACCTAACTAGTTATCTAGTATAGATATATATGAGTTACCTACAATATTTAACTAACACAATTATCGTGAATATCATGGTAACAGAAAACAAACACGATGTCTATAGCTCATCTGTTTTATATTAGTACAAACTAAAATATGTATATAACGCATTATTATTATATCCTTAGTTGACATAATGTATACCTATGTAGTACCATACGAGTATGGAAAACCCTACTCAGGAACCCACCGATCTGAAGATAGTAAAAGACTTAGCTGACCAGCTAACCTTAGATGCTGAACGTAGGGAGTATCTTAGTTGGAGGTTGTGCGGGTTCACATCCACAGAAGCGGCAAAGAAGTCCGGTGTGGGTATGACTGCCGTAGCTAAGTGGTTAGCTACTGATAAAGACTTCTTTCTTCTAGACCAATCCAAGATATATACTCTAAGAAAGCAAGCATCCAAGGAAATACTTGAAACTAGGAGATTGCGAAATACTAGGGCTGTTCTAGAACTAGATGATAAGGTATTGGACAAGGCTCTAGAATATGGTATAGCTCGCCTTGGTGATGCAGAGGCCCAATATCTGAAAACCATTCGTAGCCAGTACAGTAATGGCTCTGGTCTAGATACTATGCTAGGTCTCCAGGAAGGGGAGCAGATGCCCCGTGAACTTAACGTAGTAATAACACAAATGAGGTTAGAAGGTAATGCCCCCAAACAAACCTATGATCCCAATGAAGCAGACGAAGAGGCAATCCTCGAAGTCGAACATAAGGAAGGCCCAGAACTCCAGAGTTGGGAGACGAGGTAGCAACATAAGAGGCATAAGAAAGCGTATCTAGTGGTTACTATACCCCAAGTTATGGACATGAACCGGATGCTCACAGAGGATAAGTACTTCTGTGAGAACTTAATCCAAATAGAAGATAGGAACCGGAACCTGGTTCCGTTTGCTTTTAACCCTGCCCAAGAGATTCTATACAATGGAACCACGGGTAGGGATTTGGTTATTAAGGCCGGTCAACTTGGGATAACCACCTTCTATTTAGCTAGGTACTTCAAGAGGACTATCACTATACCTGGCACCACATCAGTGGTGGTAGCCCATGAAGAATTTCTTACTACCCGTTTGCTACAGCGGGTAAACTTTATGTATAACAATCTTCCTCCAGTTATACAGACCAGCCAAGGGCCAATAATCTTACCTAAGAGGAAGCACGACTCAGCCAGTGAAAAGTCTTTCCCATCCATCAACTCTACTTTTTACATTGGTACTGCAAGGGCTTTCGTATTCGGACGTGGAGAACCTATACATAACTTCTTAGGGAGTGAAGTGGCCTTTTGGCCCGATGCTCAACGTATCCTTACCCCTACCATGCAAAGAGTACCACTGGCGGGTAGTATGGTCTTGGAAAGTACACCCAATGGTGAGGGTGGAGAGTTCTATCAGTACGTACAAGAAGCTCTAGATGGTAAGGGTAGGTGGACTATCCACCAACTCCACTGGTGGTTGGAACCTGAATACCGGATACCCAGAAATCCTCCCTATGCTATACCAATTTGGGCGGCTGAAGAAATAAATAACTACACCCAAGAGGAACTACAAATAGTAAAGAAAGCTGGGTGGGTAGACCCCGAAGCTGAGGAACGTATTCGGTGGCGGCGAGTAAAGATAGCCGAAATTAGAGAACTATTCTGGCAGGAGTTCTTTGAGGATATAAGTAGTTGCTTCATAGCTTCTAATAGCCCGTTCTACGACAATGAGCGGGTAGCCCAACTTAGGAACTCTTGTTACCCTTGGGATAGGAAAATGACCCTTCCCACTGGTGGGGACGTAGAAATATGGGAGGAACCCGACAATGATGATGATAGTCCTAACTACCTTATAGCCGTAGACCCAGGCCAGGGTAAGGTAACTTTAAGTGTGGCCTCTGTGTGGAGGATAGTAATAGAGGATGGGGAGATACATTACCGGCACTGTGCCACCCTCTCCGGCCTCTATGATCCGCAAACCTTTGCTGTAATGGTGAAGGAGCTAGGTTACTACTATAAGGTAGCTAGGATTGCCGCAGAGCGCAATGGTCATGGTATGGCTTTCTGCACAGAAGTATCTGATTATCCCAATCTATTTAGGCAAAATGACCTAATTGGTGGTAGTGCCACTAGTGCTATAGGATGGAAAACCACTGGAGCTGCTAGACTAGACTCTAAGGGTACCAAGATGTTCATGATGAGTGAACTTAATTTCTTACTCCTAAGTATGGAGTGCCATGATATAAACATCATAAGGCAAATAGCTAATGTTAGGGTAGGAGCTGATAAAAAACTCTTATTCCTAGGGGATGGGGATGATTACCATGATTCCGCAGCTATAATGGCTGCTACCATACCCACAGCTATGCCCCAAGGTCACACAGGCTTTGCTTTCACAAAGGGAAGGTAAAGTACTCTGGAGGACTCATGCCAATAAAGAGGATGTTTCCAAAGTGTGCCCCATCTGTGGGGAAGGCTTCTACCGGAACCAACCCATATTCATTACCTATCATAACAGACCCGCACACAAAAGAACTTGTCATAGGATTTACTGGGCGGCTTTGGTCATCAAGTATGAAATTACCCCCCAAGACCTAACTGGATACCTAGGTTGTTCTATAAGGACAGCCTATCGTATATATGGTTTTGCACACAAAGTGAGGGCGCACGTTGTCTGAAATACAAAATAGGGTAATGGAACTATCCCGCGACTTTCAGGGTAGAAATTCCTCAATAAACGAAAACTTCAAGCTTCTAGCTCAAGTGGATGAACTAGCTGACCCTAATCTACAGAGCTTTGTATCCAATGATCCTAGAACCCTATGGAATATGGGTACTTTTCTGCTCCAGCCTAATCCTCTTACCCACACAGTAACTCGTATGGATGAGTCCCCCCTAGATGATGAACAGGCTACAGCGGCAAGTATAGTAGAGAAACTTCTAGCTAGAGTATGGAGGCGTAGAAACACAGCTAACATGCGTAGAGGTAGTGCTTCATTCTTCTGGGATTTAATTGGGAACCTTACAGCTACAGGGTGGTTTGCCGTACCCAGGATGGCTGAGGGTGGAAATCTCTTTGTGGACTTCTGGGAGCCGTCCAAAACCTACCCTAACTTCAGTGGTGACCTAGACATAGGACTGTATGAGCTAGGTCGGATGCAGGTATCCAACATGAGGGATGCAAAGCGCCGAGCCATAAAGAATGGTTGGGATGCTAGAGGTATCCTTAATCCTGACCATGCTATAGTAGCCGAATACCAACTATGGGAGAAACGCCTAGATGGTTCCATCTGGCATGGGGTAGCTTTCGGTGCCGCCGAAATTAAGCCTATGACTCAGGTCACCCACCTAAATGAAATTCCCGTATCCATAGGTGCTGTAGGAGGCATACCTAGTAATGCGGAAACTTTCTGGCAAACTATTCATACCTCAGATAAGTTAGGTGGGATTACCCGTGCTGATAGAAACTCTATGCGTGGTCAGAGTATCATGGCTACCAATGAGAAGGTATTTGCCCAGCTTAATGTTCAGCAAACATTCTTGCAGCAACTACTCCACGACATAGCTAACCCTAAGACCTACGAGAAGTCTATGGGGAATAAGAAGATAGTAACTAGTGCAGATGATTGGCAAAAGCGTGGTGCCCACTTCTACCTAGGTCAAACCGACGAACTTGGTGCCATAGCCTTTCCTTCTATACCACCCGAGGGTACACAGCTTCTATTCTCTCTTAGAAACATGATACAGCGTGGTGGCTTCAGTGATATAACCTTTGGGAACATAGTAAATGAGGTCACAGCTCTAGTTATGGCCCAAAGTGCTGAGTCTGCACAACAGGTTATATTTCCATTCCACCAAGCTGGGGAGTTTGTATTCTCTGAAGTAAGTACTGTATGGATGCAAGGCTTACTTAAAAACCCTAAAGGTTTTGGTAAGGTGATATCCCAGGCTGAAGTAGAAGCCCTCAAGATACTTCAGCCCCTTCAACAGGAGCTAGAAGTTCAATCTTCCTACGCCATCAAAGTACCTGGAGATCTAGCGGCACGCCTAAGCATGGCTAAGTCTGCTAGCCCTAGCTTTGCAATTGGTGCGGACACTGCCATGAAGATGTTTGTTCCCGAAATCGTGGATGCCCGCAAAGAACGTGAGAATGTTAGACAGGATAAGGCCGAACAACACCCAGCCTGGATAGCCGTAAACACAATCCACAACCTTAGAGAAGCATCCAGGGAACTGGCCCAGGATAATCCTAGGTTATCTCAGCTATACGATAATGTAGCTAACGTTATGCAAGAGCAAGTAACCCAACAACAGGTACCCACCCCTAATCAGGGTGGTCAACAGGATAGTGCCTTAAGTACACTATTGGGAGATAGATAGTGACTGAAGAACAAACTATAAAAGATCCAACTACCAATAGCCAGCTTACAGATTATGAGAAGGAAGCTTTGAATTCTCTGAAGTACGGGCACCCAGGTATGGGTCTCCCCGAGTTGGGTCTCCCCGAAGAAGAAACTTTCAGCATACACAGACCTACCTTGCCTGATACCCTAAGCGGTATCATGGAACAGAAACATAAGGAATTTGAGACCTCCCAAACAGATACCGATAACTTGGTACGTCAGCTAGGTATCCTAGAGGAGAGTCTGTTTAAGACTCCCACCCTAGCCCCAGGAGCAGTAGCTAATCCAAACGAGCCTAGCATAGGCGATGTCTTTAAGATGGCGGCTCATGGTCTAGGTCTCCAAGCTTTTGGTGGTGTGACCCCAAATGTGGCTAGTCCCTTCCCCAGTGATGCAGACAAGGAACAAACTGAGGAACTCTCTACCCAAATAGATGCCATTACCAAAGAACTTGCCATTCGTGTGGAAGCTAACTATTGGATGGGCTACCAAATATCTGTGATAGAAGCTCTACCCATATGGCTTAGGTGGCAAAAGAACCTTTCAGTAGATGGGGCTATAGCTCTATCTCGCCGCGAGGGTAGTGGGCCTATTCCAGATACCATGAAAATCTTCATAGCCGAGGCTATGTCTGAGGTATCTAGGGATATACGGGAAAGGGATGT